TCTTAATGTCGCTCTTGCTGGTACGGGTGTCGGCAAGTCTCTATTCATGTGCCATGTGGCTAGCTCCGTCCTGCTCCAAGGGAGGAACGTTCTGTACATTACAATGGAAATGGCAGAAGAACGTATTGCTGAAAGAATTGACGCAAACCTCCTGAATGTTCCTATTCAGGATCTAGCTGATCTTCCAGAAAATATGTTTGAATCAAAAATTAATAATTTGATTTCAAAGACAACTGGACAACTTATAATTAAAGAGTATCCTACTGCATCTGCTCATGCTGGACACTTTAGGTCACTTATTAACGAACTTGCACTTAAGAAGTCATTTAGACCTGATATTGTTTTCGTTGATTACCTTAATATATGTGCTTCCGAAAGGTATCGCGGAAACAGCACTGTCAATTCATATTCATATATCAAGTCTATTGCTGAAGAGCTTCGAGGGTTGGCTGTTGAGACCGAGGTCCCTATCGTATCTGCCACCCAGACCACTCGCTCTGGTTTTGGTAGCAGTGATGTTGACCTTACTGACACTTCTGAGTCCTTTGGTCTCCCTGCTACTGCTGATCTTATGTTTGCCCTTATTTCTACAGATGAGCTTGAGGGGATGGGACAAATTATGGTAAAGCAATTGAAGAATAGGTACAATGATCCTACAGTGAATAAGAGGTTTATTATTGGTATTGATCGTGCTAAAATGAGACTATATGATTGTGAGCAGAATGCTCAAGAGGACATTATTGACTCTGGTCAAGATACAGAAGAACGAAGTGAAAGTAAGTTTGGAGGATTTAAGTTTTGATAAAGAGTGGTAATATAGATCAAAATCTTATCGGAGATTATGTGAATATAGATTATCCAGACAGAAGACAATTTCCTGACAATGATATTGTCAACACCTGGAAATCTCAGGGGCATCTTTATGTAAATTATACTGGTCTTTTAAGAGAAGAGTATAGAGGTGTTCCTGATTGGTGCCACTCTTTGGTCAAAGAACTTAAAAAAGAAATCAAATTTAAGCAGTCAAGTTTATCTGTTTATTGTATGCCTCCTGGAACTATAATGCCAGAGCATAGAGATTATTATATTAGATATAGACAAATAAATAATCTTAATCAAAGTGATATAGTTGGAAGAATTTTAATCTTTTTGGATGATTGGAAATCTGGACATTATTTTGAATTGGATAGAAACCCTATTGTAAATTGGAATAAAGGTGACTATCATTTTTGGCAAGAAGATGTTCCTCATATGGCAGCAAATCTTGGAGTCGAGAATAGATACACAATGCAAGTAACTGTAGTATTATGAAAAGAAGGGCAGTAATTGATGATGCAGTTGAGCAGTACGGTAAATACTGCTCAACTTTTTCGTTTAAATTGCAAAAGGGAGAGACTGGAGAGACTCCTAAAGAGGGATTTTTAAATTGTTATGTGTCTCCAGACAGGTATAAATTAGTCTATATGCATGTCGATAAGTGTGGAAGTACATCAATAACAACAGCATTTAAAAATGATAATTATTATTTTTACCCACTAGAAAACTTTTTAAATGGTAAGAAACCAGATGATGTAGCAAAATTTTTTGTTGAAGATGGATATGAATTTTTTACTTTTAGTAGAGATCCTGTGAAGAGATGGATTTCTGGATTAAATGAATTTATGTGTAGATATAAACCACCATCAGATTGGTTAATTAAACAGGTAATTGATAAAAAATATATCTATGATGAGCATACTGTACCCCAAAAAATATTTTCAAGATTATGTAATGAAAATGGTGGAAGATTGACTACTATAAGAATGGATGGAAATTTAAAACATAAGTTAAATTTATTTTTGGAGAGTAAACTGATAGATAAAGATTTAAATTTTAAACCTGTAAAATTGCCACATCTGCGTAGTTCTAAAAACTTTATACCAAACTATACAACTGTGTGTAAAAAATTATACGAACAGTTTATAGAACCAGATCCTGAAGAATTTAATAAATTATATAAGGATGACTATGAGACTTACAAAGATGGGATTTGAAAAAGTAGATCAATTTGAAATCTTAATTTCAAATTATTTTGGATCAAGTTATGCGGTTGCTGTTGACTCTTGTACTCATGCTATAGAGCTTTGTTTAAGATATGAGGGATTTACTGATATAATAATACCAACCAGAACTTATATATCAGTACCATTTACTGCTAAAAAACTTTCTTGTAACTGGAGTTGGAAGGAAGAAAATTGGGAAGATTATTATTTTATAGGTAATACTAATATTGTAGATGCTGCTCCTTACTGGAGAAAAAACGGATATATAAAAAATACTTATATGTGTTTGAGTTTTCAACATAGTAAGCATTTATCTTTGGGTCGAGGTGGAATTATATTATTGGATAATAAAAATGATTATGACATTTTAAAGAAAATGTCGTATGATGGTAGAGACTTTAATTCTTCTTGGGTGGATCAAGATATTAATATTGTTGGATATCATTATTATATGACTCCAGAGACTGCAGAATTAGGAATAAATAAATTTGAAAATGTCAAGGATATTGAACCAGAAAAGTGGACATATAAAAAGTATCCTTATCTACCTAGTATGAAAGTTTTTAAATGAGCAAATTAAAAGGACTTCCTCCAATAGTCTACATGAATTTAGATCATAGGGAGGATAGAAAAAATCATATAGAAAATCAATTGAGTAAATGGGGAATTACTGATTATACTAGATGGTCTTCCTCTAGATTTTCTGTAGATAAATTTGATGAATGGGCAGATAAATTAGATTTAATGCTCCTTGCAAAAACAGATGCATCTATTGTAATGAATGAATTTACTCTATTGATAGAATGGTATAACTCTGGTATTTCTGAGCATCTTATGGTAATGCAGGATGATTTGAGTTTGGATCTTATAGAGTATTGGCCATTTGATTGGAATGATATAGTCAAAAACCTTCCCTACAATTGGGATATTGTTCAATTTTATCACTGCCATGATCACTATTTAAAAATGCATTTGAGTCCTAGGGAGTGGCATTGCTCTTCTGCTGCTTGCTTTATGGTAAATAGATTTTTTGTTGAAAAATTAATACAAGTTCATTTAAAAGAAGATGGGACATTTAAACTAGACCAAAGTTTGAAGGATATGATGGTTCCTAAAGAATCTTATAGTAGTGATGATTTTTTACTTTATCAAATAGGTAAGTCATATACGTTACCACTTTTTTGTTTAGATCAGAAATTGGCAATAGGACATGATAATAATGGGTCTATGACTTTTGAATCAAATCAAGATTCTATTATAAGTTCTTATCACAATAAAATATATGATATTCTTGCAACCACTTGTATAAGGAAATGGTGGTTGAATGAAAGTAAAAAATATACTGCAGAAGATATACTAAGTTATGGTGGGGATATACATAGAAATATGAAGATGAAACTTCCAAGATATTGATGGAGTTTTGATATGCTTAATAACTTGCCCCCCATTTTTTGTCTGACAGATTCTCTTGAAAAAAGAGAATATATGAAAAATCAATTTGATTTTTATAACATTAGCAATTATAAGTTTATAGAGAAAAAATATAAGATAGAAAACTTTGAAGAATGGAAAAATGATATAGAAGATGAAAAAATATATACAACAGAGTACGAATTATCAAAATCACTTAATCTAATAAAAACCATAGTTGATTGGTATGATGGTAATGATTCTGAAACTTGTATAATAATGGAAGATAATGTTGATCTATCTACATCTCAAAATTGGATTTTTGACTGGGATTATTTGATCAATAATTTACCTTACAATTGGGATTGTATTAAGTTTTATCATTCCAGACTTCGTTCAGTAAAAATGCATCTCCATCCATTTGAAATAGAAAAATCTAAAAAGTCTTTAGATTATTATAATACTTCTTCTAATTGCTTCATGATAACTAGGTATTTTGCTAAAAAAGTAAAGTACTATCATACTAAAGGTAGTAAGTTTTTACTCCATTACAATAATAGAAATAAAAGAATAAAAGAGGTTCAGTATGGTTCTACTAGTGAATTCTTATTTGATATTGGTTTGACGTATGTCTTACCAATATTTTCTCTGAATACTGAATATATACCAAATGATAATGAACATCTAGTTAACAAACTTGCTTCCCAATCTATTTCATATTGGTGGAAACAGAGAAGTAAGTTATATACAAAATTTCAGATCTTTAACTATAATAAAGATAATGAATGGAGGATGGAAGCGATGTATGATATTCGTACAACAGAAGTTTATAGAGATGAAAATGAAAAATTGATGATATGGATTTAAAAGCAAAAGTAAAAAATATGCCCAAGGTTTATTTTTTTAACCTTGATAATAGAAAAGATAGAAAAAACTGGATGGTAAATCAATTTGATCGCTATGGGATTGATTATGAAAGAATATCTGGAACAAAATATCTTGCTTCTGAGAATAGTAAATGGAAAAATCTTATTTTAGATATTAAAGATTATCATTTGATGGTTCCAGTTGCTGCCAATGCAATCACTCATTTGGATTTTTTAAAGAAGTGGTATAGAGAATCTAAAGATGATTATGTTCTTTTGATGGAAGATGATTATGATATTGGACTAATTCAATACTGGTTTTTTGATTGGGATGACATTATGAATAGAATCCCTTACGACTGGGATTGTATATTATTGGGTTTTGAAAATCCAGAGAAAATAAAATTTCATTTGCATCCAATAGAAGATGCTCATGACTTTGGTCCTGTTCTTTTGAGGAGAGAGTATGTTGAAAAAATATTAGATCTTCATTGTAATGGAGATGAATATGAGTTAGTACATAAAATATGCAACTATCCTTGGCATGTAAATACAAAAAACTCTGGATCTGGAACAGTTGATTATTTTATGGTTCATAATGGAAGAACATATTGTATGCCATTAATAACAATAAATCCAAATTTTGGTAGCTTTGAAAATAATAGCACTTTGCAAAGTTTTTATAGATTTGGTGGAGATGTTAATGCTAGAAATACTTGCTATTTTTGGTGGCAAAATGAGTCTATAAATTATGATCTAGACGCATTTTTTTCTTATGGTGATAGTATTCATGATAGAATGTCATTGAAACCAGAAAAATTTAGATCATATGATATCACACAAACTTCTACAGATAAGTATGGTGATGCTTATTTAGAGTATTTTAGAAATTAAAATAAATAAAAAAAAATATTATATTAGTTATGGATTTGAAAAATAAATTAAAAAATATCCCAAAGATATATTATTTTAATTCTGATGAGAATAGTAACCGTAAAGAGTACATTGAAACTAATTTGAGCAATTATAAAGTTTCTTCTTATGAAAGGGTTCCATTAAAATTTAATAAAAATAATTTATCCGAATGGAAGGATCTTATTTTAGATAAAAAAAATTATAAATTGTCGGTATCTACTGCATCTTATGCAATATCAGTTTTAGACTTTTTAAAAAATTGGTATAATAGCACTGAAGAAGAATCTTTAATTATATCTAGAGATATTATAGATTTTGGTACTTTAGAATATTTGCCATTTGATTGGCAAGAGATTATGAATAGAATTCCCTATGATTGGGATTGTCTTCTACTTGGATTTGAAAATCTCAATTATATACCCTTCTATCTTCATCCAATAGTTCCTGGACATACTTTTAATATTGCGATGTTGAATAGGAGGTATGTAAAGAAGATTATAAAACTTCATTGTGTAGATGATAAGTATAATTTAACCAATAAAATTGCAAATAAAAAGTTTGGTTTAAAATCTGGAACTGTTGATTATTTTATAGGTCACTGTGGAAAGACTTATTGCTTCCCAATATTTCCAGGCAACTTGGAATTTTTTGATGATAAGAGTAAAAAATATTCTTTAGTTAAAAACAATAGAATAAAGTATTATGAATGGTGGAGATTTGATAGTAAAAAATATCAATTGGACGAAATGTTTTTATATGGAAAACCAAATGATAAAGGAATGATTAAAAAGAGTGTATCATGGTCATGAATAAATTAAAAAATTTTCCCCACATATACTATTTTAATTTAGATAATAGATCTGACCGTAGAAAATATATGGAAGATCAGTTTAATTATTGGAAGGTTGATTACACAAGAGTTTCTGGATCTAAATTCTTGGCCTCAAATATTAAAGAATGGGGAACAAAATATATAGACGGTGATGTAATGGGAATGCCTGCATACTGCTTATCTAATGCAGTGACACATTTAGAATTTATTAAAAAATGGTTTACTACAACAGATGAAGAATATTTGTTATTAATGGAAGATGATTATGATTTAAACTTGATAGAGTATTGGAATTTTGATTGGGAATACCTCATGAATAGAGTTCCTTATGATTGGGATTGTATTCAATTGGGATTTGAATCTACAGAATTTATTCCTTTCTTCCTTCATCCAAAATTGAGGCACACTTATTTTGGTCCAGTTGTTTTGAATAGAGATTATGTTGAAAAACTTTTATCTCTACATTGCCGAGGAGAAAAATATTTTTTTGATAAGAGTGTTGCTATAAAAAACTATAATTCAAATTCTGCAACAGTCGATTACTTTATAGGTCATACTGGTAAAACATATTGTATTCCTTTAATAACAACAAATAATGATCTCCCAAGTACAGAATTTAGTTTGCATATTGACAGAGTTCATCACGAAAGATCCAGGTGTGCATATTATTACTGGTGGATGAAAAAACATTTAAGATATAGTCTGGATGAATTTTTTACTTATGGTAAAAAAAATGATTCTGATATGATTGTATTAACCTCACAATTTTAAAAAAAAAATGAAGTCAACTAATGAATGGGACAAATTAAAAAAGGTAATTGTTGGAGTTGCTGATTATGCAAAAATTCCTCCAATGGATAAAAGTTTGAGAACAATTAATTATGCTGGAATAGAAGATGTTTCAGAAGTACCATCTGGTTTATATCCAGAAAAAGTTATAGAAGAAGCAAATGAAGATCTAGAAGTATTTTGTAATTTTTTACGTGGTGAAGGTGTAGAAGTTCTAAGACCAAAAAGAGAACCTACAGATTACTATAATTACTGTCCAAGAGATTCTGTTTTTGTTCATGGTGATGTATCTATAGCAACACCACAACCTCTTAGATCTAGAAGGGGTAATTGGAGATCATTTAGACATCATATTCCAAATACTATTGAAATCCCTTGTTCTTATCACGATGGATTGTATGATGAATCTTGCATTAAAAACCCAGATAAACTTGCATTAACTGAGGTTACTCCAGCTTTTGATGCTGCTAATATTATCCGTGCAAATAATGATGTTTTATATCTTGTTTCTAATAGTGGTAATATGGCAGGAGCAAAGTTACTTCAAAGGATTCTAGGATCTAAAGCAACAGTTAGAGTCGTAAAAGATATCTATACTTATGTACACATTGACACTACGGTTTGTTTTTTGAGGGAAGGTCTATTAATGGTCAATCCAACAAGAGTTAAATCAATAGATATGCTTCCATATCCTTTTAATACATGGAATGTTATAAATTGCCCAGACCCAGTGGACATTGGATATTATCCAGGTTATAATAATGCTTCAGAGTGGTCTAATATGAACTTATTCAGTGTATCTCCTAATCTAGTCGCACTACAAGAAGATCAACACCCAACAAGAAAAATATTAGAAACTTATGGAATTGAATGTGCAATGTTACCCATGAGACATCAAAGAACTCTTAGTGGTGGATTTCACTGCGTTACTTTAGACCTGGAGAGAGAATAATGAATATTGGATTTATTGGGTTAGGTAAACTTGGAAATCCTTGTGCAAATGAAATAGCACGTAAAGGACATACTGTTTATGGATACGATATTCTTAAACGTCATAGTACTGAAATTAAAATTTGCCCCAATATAAAAACTGTTGTTGATAAGTCTGAAATTATTTTCATTGCCGTTCCAACACCACATCATCCAGATTATGATGGAAGTACTCCTTCCATGCATTTAGAACCAAAAGATTTTGATTACTCTATAGTTAAAGATTGTTTATCTCAGATTAATCAATATGCTAATGGTCAACTTGTTGTTTTGATATCTACAGTTCTTCCTGGAACTACTAGACAACAGTTTAAACCTTTAGTTAGTAATATGAGATTTGTTTATAATCCATACCTTATTGCTATGGGAACGGTATCTTGGGATATGGTAAATCCAGAAATGGTAATGATTGGAACCGAAGATGGATATGAAAATGGAGACGCAAAAGAACTAATAGAGTTCTACAAAACAATTATGGAAAATGATCCTAAGTATATTGTTGGTACTTGGGATGAGTGTGAATGTATAAAAGTTTTTTATAATACCTTTATTAGTACAAAAATTGGATATGTAAATATGATCCAAGATGTTGCTATGAGGCAAGGAAATATCAATGTCGATGTTGTTACTCAAGCATTGTGTTCAGCTGAAAATAGAATTATAAACTCTTCTTATATGACTGCTGGAATGGGAGATGGTGGTGCTTGTCATCCCAGAGATAATATTGCACTAAGATATCTTTCATATAAATTAGAACTTGGTTATGATATTTTTGAATCTGTGATGGGTTCTAGAGAAGGTCAAGCAAGAAATCTTGCAGATTACTTAGTAAAGTTATCAAACGAATATCAATTACCTATTGTTATTCATGGCAAAGCATACAAACCAAGAGTGCCTTATATTGACGGAAGTTACAGTTTATTGGTTGGACACTACTGCCAACAGTCTGGAATAACTCCAATATATGTTGACAAATATACTGGAGACACTTATACTAGTAAAGAACCAGCAATCTTTCTTCTTGCACATAGTGCTACAACTACCTACAAGTATTGGTATAGTAATTCAGAAGATGAATTGTATTGTGAAATTCCAAAAGGTAGTGTTGTAGTTGATCCTTGGAGAAAGTTTGAGGATCCTGATCTTGAAGTAATTCATTACGGCAACACTAGACAGAGATAAAAATCTGTGTTAAACTAACCATTCTAATTTTTTAATCTCATGACTATTGATACTGAAAAGTATATTGATTTTGTGAAGCAAACTACTAGTGCTCCGAGTTTGGAGTATCCTGTATTTTTGACTAGGATTAATGAACTTGAGGCAAGTGGTGCTAATGTAACACAACTTCTGACTGCTGCATTTGGTCTTACTGCAGAAGCTGGTGAGTTTACTGAAGTAGTCAAAAAGATTGTATTCCAAGGAAAACCATATAGTGAAGAAAACACATTTCATATGAAGCGAGAACTTGGAGACATTTGTTGGTATCTTGCTCAAGCATGTATGGCACTAGACATTTCTTTTGATGATGTCTTGCAAATGAACTTTGAAAAACTTTCTGCACGATATCCTGAGGGTACGTTTAGTATTGAAAGGTCAGAAGTTCGCTCTGAAGGTGACGTTTGATATTTTAACAAATATGGATTAATCCATATTTTATTGCCCAGTTGGCGGAATTGGTAGACGCGGCAGGTTTAGGTCCTGTTGTCCTTGTGACGTGTAGGTTCAAGTCCTATACTGGGTATAAATAGGTATAAATGTTTGTATCAATGAATAATCTTACAAACGAAACTATACTTAAAAAACTTCAAAAAGGACTTAACAGTAACAAAATTGTTGTGGAGAGATCTGGTAAATTTCCAAACTCTAATAATAAAAATCAACAATATGCAACTATTATTGTTAAGTCAAATGATAGACCAGATTCTCTTGAATTGGTTGAAGATTTTTTAAAGAAGAATAAAATACAATTTGAAGAAAAAAAGTTACCTGGATCTTCTTTTAATGGGATAGAGATTACTTCTTATCTTCGATTGAGTGATAGAGACACTGCAATAAGAATATTATTTAAGTTTCGTAATGGTAAAGATTTTGCTGCAAAAGTTGGATCTATATGGAACGATTTATTAATAAAAGCATTTTCTGTTAATCGTTCATTGGCAAGAATTCCATCTGAAAGATCTGAAGTTGAAGTTATTAAAAGATTGAATTCTGAAATACAGAGATTGGGTAATGGAAAACCTGTAGATTTAAAAATAAAATCTAAAACTTATACTAATGTAGCTGGCTTTGTTGGTGGTGTTGGAACAAAGAAAGCAGATTTTGTTATAGTTGCATTTGATGGTTCTAATAATCCAAAAGAAGTTGGGTTTATATCTTATAAATTGGGAACTGATGCAAAATCTTTTCAACAATATGGGGGAATATCTGATAGGGCAGGTAATGAGATATCTAAACATGATGAAGTTAAGGGATTTAAAGATTTTGTGATTGATAATTGGGACACTTATTCTGATGATTTTAATACTCTTTGGAGACCAATTAAAAGTAGAGAATTGAAAAAGATGGCAGTCTTTGGACCAGATTGTAAAAAAGTATCTGGATACGATAGCGTAGATTTTATTACCCAAGGTACTCCTAAAATTAAAAAGGTTGGAGCAACTAGAGATAAAAGATCTATACTCAAATTGGATTTTAATAAAGTTGTAAATAAAAACAATATTACTTCACTTCAAGCTGGTTACGAACCAACACTTGCCGCAAGGAAAGGAGAGTCTTCAAGAAGAATTTCAACATCAAATACAAAATATAAGGACGGATTGAGAGGAGGAATATTTTCTAGAGATTATTCAAATCGAAATAAAAGTAAAGAGATTTAAAAGAATAAATATTATTATATCAAAACAATCATGAAAAAATTCTCACAATTTATCAATGAGTCAAGGTCTATCGCCTCCATTCAAGGGAGGCGACTTGGTTTAGTGCCAGATGGTCATGGCGGATATCATGACAAAAACACTGGAGAATTTATTGCTAAAAATGTTAATGGAAGATTAAAGTTTTATAATCAAAATCAAGTTTTAGGTAAACAAGATCCTAAGCAAATAAGAACTCAAAATAATCAAAGACCAGTTGCGACTCAAACTAAACTGCTAAAGAAAAAGGTAGAAGAGAATAGTAACTTAAGAGAAAGGTATATTAGAGGTGAGATTTTTTGTGAGGGTCAATACGTCCAGAATTTAAACACTCAATTGGTTGGTAAGATTGTTAGAAGAGGGACCAACCATTTAATTTGTGTTACTGAAGATGGAGAGATGTTCAAATCTTGGATCAGTGATGTTGTTGAGTGGACTGATGATTGTGGGGTTCCTGCAAGTCAGAGAGAAGTTGGTACAGACTCTCTGAGAAAATATACAATGAAGATGTCTGATGTAAAGAGCATTAGAAATTTTATAAATAAATATAAGAAAAAAGCGTAATTCACGGGAATGGAAAAATTACAGCATATTGTTACTGATCTTCATAGAGTATATTTGACTGAAATGGAAGCGAAGATCCAACCAAAGATTGCAAATAAAAAAGAGCAACCAACTAATGCTGGTGGTGATGGTGGAGATGCTATCAAGAAAGCAGCAAGACAGCTTGCTTATGATACTAGATATAAGGCAAGAAGAGAAGATTTGCCTTTAGAGAGAGCATTTAATCAGGTTCTTCAAAATTCCAGTGCATCTTCTCCCGTAAAGGACGCTGCAAAAGCAATGCTTTTTGGTGGTGGTGATACTAAAAAAGAAGAGTATGAGATTGATGAAGCATCAAAACAGAAAGTATTGGTAAAACCAGCAAAAGGTTTTGGAAAATCTTATCGTAGATATGCTGATACTAAAAAGATTCATCAATTAAGAAAGAACCCACAGATTGCTTCTGTTACTCCAACTAACTATGGAACTCCATATGAGGGAGAGCGCAAGAAAGGAGAACAGACTGCCGCCGCACTTCAAGCACCAAAAGGCAATCCTAAGAAGAAGGATTATGATGGTGACGGTAAAGTTGAGAGTGGTTCTAAGGAACATGCTGGCGCAGTTCATAATGCCATCCAGCGTAAGAAGGGTGGAGTACCTGACGGGAAGGATACTCGTAAGAAAAAGAATGAAGATTACTCTGATTGGAGATCTGAATTAAATCTTTTTGAGGCAGAGACTGAGACTAAAGAAAAAAAAGTCACTGGAAATGGTGTAAATAATGGTAAGTACATTACTATTAACCCAGAATTAAAAGAAGCAGTAGATAATCTTGGTGGTGTTTTGATTGAAGATGTAAATCTCACAGAAGATTACATCATCGAATCTGTTAATTATGCTACAGATTATTTTTATAATGAAGGATTAAATGAAGAAGGTGTTGAGTATGTAATCGAAGAAATTGGAATTGATAGATTTTTTGATTTTGTAATGGAATTGAATTCTTATTACAATTCTCAATTAAATGAAGATATTGAATTGGATGAAGCAAGAGCTGCTAAAAAGAGAAAAGGTGGTAAGAGTTACGAACAAGTAAAAGCTGAGATTGATGCTAAAGAAAAAGCAAAGGCAGCAAAGAAGGCATCTGCAGCAAAACCAGCAGCAAAACCAGCAGCAAAAGCACCTTCAGTTCCAACAGCATCCGCTAAGCAAAAGCAACCAAATAAAAAACCAGTTAGAGATGCTATTGCAAGAGGAGTATTCCGCGCAGTAGATGCTTATAAAAAAGGAATGGATCGCCATAATGCAGCAATGAAGACTGCTAAAAAAGCAGCAACAGTTGGAGGAAAGGCAGCATCTGAGTTTGGTAAGGGATTTGCTTCTGGCGTTAAGACCGCAGGAAAAGTTGCAAAGGATGTTAAGAAAGTTGTAAGTAATGAAGAAAGTGATCCTTCAGTAACTGCAAAGCAAAAGGATACTGAAAGGAAGCAAGTTGAAAATGCCAGACAAAGAATTCGTTCTATGGTTGGTGAATCGAATAATATTAATGAATTGAATCGTGCAGAAAAAGAAACTGGTATCAATACCAAGACTGG